TAAAATGTTTCTTTGTATAGCTTTTTTTACACCTCTAATGGCAAACATGATTCACACTTAAATTATACAAAGATTATTTTTAATTGCGTATTTAATATTTTACATACATCTTAGAGGTCTTCTTAGCAGAACGCTTTGGTAGAGTGCGCTTTGTTGGCTTCTTAGAAGTACGCTTTGGTAAAGTACGCTTAGCAGAGGCCATCTTCTTCTTAATAGCAGCCTCTAATTCAGCTGCTGTCTTGTACACTCTCTTTCCACCACGCGTCTTTGTTACACGGATTCCTAACTTTTGGGCACGTGCACGAAGGGCTTTTGAAGGAATTCTCGGAGGGAGGGTGCGCTTCTTGGTGGTCTTGGGGGCACCGAATCTTGAGCGACGTGTTGTTCTTGATGGACGGAGGAAACCACGGGTAATACTAGCACCTACAGTTGGAATAGCCGCACCTACATTTAAAGTACGACCCATTCCTCCTACAAGTTTTCCTTTAATGCCTCCTACCTTTCTACCTCTCTTTATGGCCCCTTTGTCTCTCCGCTTAACTGTAGAGATACCACTCTTTAGTCCACGGATAGCACCCCCAGCACGACGTCTAAGACCCCGAAGGGCTTTAAATTCCTCTTTATTGGTTGCACCGAAGGCCATAAAACTACGGGGGAGATTACGAAGAGAACTATTTCCCCTACGTACTCTTCTAGCACCTTTAAGTGCTGCGAGACTAGCTAATCTACGATTGTAACCTTGGGCTTTCTTATAAGCCATTTTACCTGCGAGGTTACTTCCAATAACTGACTTTCCTGATTTAATGGCTTTAGAAGTAGCATAGAGACTTGCTTGTTGGGGATTAATAAATCCTCTAGTACCCTTAAAAGACATTCTCCCGACCTTACTAGCGGCTTTACCTACACCCTGGATAGTTTTACTTACACCTTTAAAAAATCCAGTTGGGGCTCTAATAGCACCAAACCCTTGGACAGGGGCTTTACCCTTGCCCTTGCGTTTAATGTCGGCAAGCATTTTGTCAGCCTCGGCCTTACAGAATTTAAGTAATTTTTCCTTTGTTACAAATAGACGATGGAAAGGCGCTTTTGGACCCTTTAGTCCAGGGAATTTACCAGCAATTTTTTTGGTTTTCTCATCAATTGCTAGATGTTCAATCATTGGACAGTAAGAACTAATTACACCAAAATATTTGTCTCCTGTAATAGTAGCCTTGTCAGTAAACTCAGGATCGTTAAGAATTTCATCCAAACCCAACTCCTCTGCAACGGCCTGTGTAGCAGCTGCCTGTTGTTGGGCTGGGGGGAGTTCAGCTACAACCTCTTGGATTTCTTCAATTGGCTGGGAAGGTCCGCTATCTGACGAAGAGGGGGAAATTGCAGATGGTTGAAGACATTGTAAAATTAAATTATGATCTATGTTATTTAACATCCAATCTACTAGTGCAGATTTATTTGTTATTCCTTTTATTACACTTTCAGGTACTTGTTTTGCTTTCATTGTTTTAATTAAACTAAATATTATTTTTTTGTATTAAATATTTAATTTAAATTTTTGCTTTGATAATTAAGCATCTTTATCAAAAGACCCTGGAAGATTTTCTTCTTCTTTGGTTCTCTTATCTTTTTTAATTTTATCCAGTAGATTTTTAAGATTATCTAAACTATCTTCTTTTAAGAGGGTATCATCTATTTCTTCTCCATACACTTCTCTATAAGTAATTATAATTTTATTTAAAATCTCTTCCTTTTCACTAGCCTCTTTAAATAGTTTTTTAATTTTTAATTTTGTATTATTCATTTGTTTTAAGTTGTCTGTTTTTAAATCTCCATTTAAAATATTTTGAAGACAATTTAATAACTTAAAAGTAGAAATACTATCATTCAACAAAATATCTTTATTTTTATAGTTTTTATGAAGATTTAATAAATTAGGTGACATAGTACTTATAATTGAATTACTAGGAATTCCACAAGTTATATTTTCTTTTAATATTAAATTTTGTGGTATAGTTTCATTTACACCAGAGGATACATTTGTATAAATTGTTCCTTTTTGTTCTATTGGTTCTGAATTATTCATAATTTCAAATTCAGTAAAATATTCTTTAGAATCTTGACGTTTATATTGCTGCCCACTTGTGTAATCTAAGTATGTTAATTTCCATAATTTATCACCATTTTCATTAATTTTTTTTGATGAGTCGGTAGTAAAAAAATAATTAAGTCTTGTTAAGTTACCATTTTGATTAATTTTACAATCAATAGCAGCTTCTTTCATGGGTTGGTAAAATGATCGAGCATATTTAAGTTTATTTTGTGCTTTTTTATACATATACTCATCGAGAGAGAATTCATTTAAACCTTTGTAACTTATAATATCTTTTTCAATTCCACCTAAAGTACTTAAATGAATAAATACACTAACATTGTGCTGGTCAGGAGGTAATCCAGAATGAGAACAAAAACGAACTGCACGAGCAATAATTTGCTCCATTCTACTATCATTCCACCAAGGATCTAAAATATGAACTTGTCTAACTCTTTTAAAATTAACGCCTTCTTTTGTACTAGGACTTCCTAGAATAATTTTTATTTGAGAACCATTGAAATTTTCAGGGCTATTAAATAATTCTTGGGCTTGTTGGGTATTTTTAGTACCGGATTTCCATAAAAAATATGTAAATTTAGTACCTTGGGGTTTAGTTCCACCTAATTTCCATTCCCATCCACCTATGACTTTAAGTATTTTAGCAATTGTTTCAACACCAAAGTCTAAATAATTACTATAAATAAAAACTGGTTCTTCATTCTGAAGAGATAATTCGATTGTTTTAGCGAATTTAGAAGAATATCTAGAAAGTTGATTGCATACGGTAAGTACTTGTGTTGCGTAATTATAAGTTCTATAAGATAAATAAGTTTCTGACAGAATTTTTAAGAGTAATTTAACTTTTTCTTGTAATGGTAATCCAGGCATTAAATTACCTGCAGAATCTGTATTTGGTAGAAAAATTTGACAAGCGAGACGACTTTTATGGAAAACACTAATGCTTTCTTCTATATTTTTTCCAGTTTTTGTTAAAATTTTAATTAAAATATCTTGAATTCTTGTTCCTTTCTGTTCTTTCTTTTGTTCTTCTTCGATTTCCCTATTAACTGTTCTTATATAATTATCTGCTTGTTCTCCTGACATATCATGGTTATAAATTATAATCTTTTTCTGTGGATAGGCATTAGGATTACCACCTTTAAAATATGAAATATACCCCGCACACATAAATTTAAAAAGATCCTTCTTTTCAGGCCTCAACGATAAATCCTTTTCACTAACACAAAATTCAGATATAAAATCCTCCGAACGAGATGGAAATAAAATACGAGGCCTTAATAAATTTAATGTTAATCCAATCTCATGAGGCTTATCATAAATAGGAGTACCAGACATTAAAACAATTCTAACACTTTTAGGTATAGCATATTGTACAGCTGTAAGAAGTTTATTGTATCCAGGACCAAGAGCACTCACAAGTTTATGAGCTTCGTCAATTACAATAATACTATTTTTATATTTTTTAAGGGCTTTTACAGTTCTTCCTTCAATCATGTTTACTCCTTCGTAGCTGTAGAGTTCTCTAACAAACTTTTCATGACTTAAAATAGTGTAGTTAGTATTTATATTTTCTTCATTGTTATTTTGTATTACTTTTAACGAAGTTTTCATTCTGTCTAATGCAATAACATCGTTTGCCGTTTTATTTGTTTTACTTTGTAAATTTTTAATAATATTTTTTAGTTTAGTTATTTGAGTTTTTAAAGAATATTCTTGCTTTTCTAACCCTTCTTGACGAGAATTCCATAAATAAAGTTGCTTAGTACAGTCTCCTTTAAGCTCTTCTTTGTATTGATTTACCAATGGTGCTGGAGCTACTACTATAACTTTGTTAGGGGTATTAGAATTTTTACTTATTTTTTGACCTAAAACAGTAGATTTAAATTCCTCAGCAACTAAAATACTTGTACATGTTTTACCAGAACCAAGACCGTGCCATATTAAAATACCATTTGTATCTGTATGTGTATTTAAATAACGAGCTACAAATTTTTGGTGATTGTTGAGTTTAAATTGTTCTTGAGAACAAAAATCATCGAAAGTTTTACTAGAATATTCTTCATCATACGAATATTTATTTAATTTTAAATTAACTGTATCATACCATTCTTCAGAATTAAAATCTTCTTTATCATAACTAGGTTGAATGGCTTTTAATTTATCGTATAATTCAGTACCGTCCCAACAGTCTTCCCATTTTTTAGTAGTGGGATTCCATGTAAGTTCGTCTTTATACTGGGTATAATTCTTACAACCATCCATATTTATAATAAAATAAGATTTTTTTTATCATTTATATTCCTTTCCATCCATTTCTAATACTTGGTTCACTATCACCACCCAATCCCTCTTCTCCAGATGTAGACCAATCTCGTGCAGGTGTAATAAAAACATTTCCATACTTCATCTTATTGATTATTTTTTCAAGTTTCTTTCTTTTTTTTATTTCTTTTTCTAAATCGCTTTCTTTATTAGATATTTTCTCTATAATAATTTTACCATCTTTTTTAGGTTCAGATACAGGTTTCTTTGGGATATTTTTAGGTTTAGTGGTCTTTTTCTTAACAGTCTGTTTTTTCTTTTCTTTGATTGTTGGTTTTTCCTTTGAGGGTTTTTCAGGTGTTTTTGTTTTTACTGGGTTTTTTGTTTTTACCGATGGTTTTACCGGTTTTTTTTCTTTATTAACTTTATCAGTCATTTAATTAAAGAAAATATATTTATAGTTTATTTTAGAACGAAAATATTTGTCTATAATACAATAAAACAAAACCATGGTTGAAAAATATGGAAGTTACTGTCAAGTATGGAAAGGTAAAGCAGAAATGACTAGAGAACAAGGACTTACAAAAAAAGATATTATTAGAGTTAAAACATCTGAAGGAACTTACAGATACAAAAGCAAAGAAAAACACAATCAAACAAAAAAAAACCCACGTTCAAAGGCACTTGTAAAAGCTAGGAAAGAACTTATAAACGAAGGAATTTTATCTAGTAATGATGGTTTTATTCCTATGGGTGGTAAAACAGAAAAGGGGAAACTATTACTGAAAAGAATAAATGAAATATTAAATAAATAATAAAATATTTAAGTATAATATAATACATTAAATGATTACAACAGAGAACTTAGTACAAGTGTTAATAATAATTAGTATTGTATATATCTTATTAGGTATAAAATTACCAACAAATAGATTACTTATTGTAGCATTTATTTGGTCTATTTTGTATTTTTATACAAGAAATTATGAAAAAGAAACATTTGTTTCTCCAGAAGATATGGATATGGACGAAGGAGAACTTTACGGAAAGGAAACATTCAAACTTAAAAATATTAAAATAAAAAAACCATCTGTTAAAAAGTTAATCAAAAAAAGCAAAAGTAGTATTAAAAAATTCACCTTAAAACAATATGATAATATACATGATATCCTTGGAGAATGTGAAACTAGAAATGAGTTAATTGCAAAAACTGCTATTGTTTCTGCTACAGTTGCATTAACCGGTGGCGCTTCTTTGGCAGTTAAGGACGTATCTAAAATGCTTGTTGATGAATTAATAGGTGAAGTAGTTAAAGGAGATGTTGATGCTACTATTGATAAAGGTGTTAAAAAATTAAATGATTTAATGATACTTATATTAGATCAAATCCATGATAAAATAAATAAATTAAAAATTGGTCCTGAAATAATTAAAACTACGATACAAAAATTAATCAGTATAATAGAAGATGAAGGGAAAGAATATTTTCTTTGTATACTAACAAAAATAATTAAAACACTAGTTTATAAAAAAACAGGGGTAGAAGCAGGGTCTCCAATTCTCAAATCAATTGCAAATGGAGATATCGAAGGTGCTCTCTCAGCTCTCTTTGCTATGATAATATGCTTCATTAAAGGAGAAGAAAAATATATATTTATTGATACTGTAGCTAGTATTAAAAATAATAAAATAATTATGGAAGGCAGTATTATAGAATCTGTGTTCAAAAAACCCGTTGTTAAAGTTAAGGCGTCTGGATTTAATATTGCTTGGACTATCATATTAATATTGTATTATCAATTGAATATTGGTGAATGCGATAACATTAGGGCAACGATGGGTATAGGAATAGCTAAAAAGGTTTTAAAAAAATTAAAAGGCGTTCTAAATGATTAAATTAAAATATGTTTTTTTTATAAATACCATTGATACAATAATAGCAATGAGTAAAGTAGTTAAAAATCTTGAAAAAAGAATGAACGAAATGGAAGATGAACTTCGTAAAATGAAAAGAGCACAAAAAAAAGAAACAACAAAAGATCGCCCGAAAAAACCTCCTTCGGAATACAACCTGTTTGTTAAGAAAAACATCGCAGAACAAAAGAAAGTCAATGAAAAAGAAGGGAAAACTGTAGATCACAAAATTCTATTCTCCAATGCAGTAAAAGCTTGGGGAGAACAAAAAAAATAAAAAGGGGTTTTTAAAATCCAAATACGCATAAAGCCTCTACGGGCTTAGCGATTGTTCCAATACGCTTTAAAATATTTATGGAAACTTTTATCAACTTTTTTAACTAGAAGTAACCATAAATAATTTAAGTCCCACATAGCCCGACTTTAGCATTGCTTTAATTAAATTTTTTCTCTCTAAACCATATGTTACAAACCCATTTAACACCTTTACCTATATGGTCACCGCCATGTAAAGCATGTGGATGGATTTTACCATATTTATCAAGTGTATGAAATAATAACCCTCCTGTTTTTGGTAAACGGTACTTAACCCCTAAATTTGGAAATGATGTAAATCCCCCTGTATAATCTTTATCTCCTTCATTTAAACCTAAAATGACAGTTCGTATTCTTTCTCCTCCTCTTTTTTTAAATTGTATACACGTGTTTTTGTCCATTGCACATGCATCGTGATGAGGATTGTAAAAATTGCCAGGTCCATAGCGAACTACTTGAATTTTTTCTGCATTTTCAAAGGGAATATCTATTCCATCATTATCTCTAATCCATCTAAGTGATCTTTGGATTATCTTTTTTGCCAGTGGATCGTTTTTTGATAACCATTTAGTTTTACTTTTACGATGAACATAGTTAATTTTATCATTTCCTAATAACTGAGACTCTTCCATAGAATTAGTTGATTGGTTAATAATTGTACGAGCTTCTGACGGAGTTATTAATACACCAGGGGGTATTAATTTAGGTAAAACATAATTTTTATCTTTTTTTGGATATTTTAAACATTCAATATCATTGTATATTGGAATAAGACTTTTTGCTGACCCAAAGGTAGATTTACTAGGAATAAAATAATTCCAATAAAACAAAAAACAAAAAACTATCAAAATTATCCATATCTTAATTTTAGAACTCCTTCTCTTGTTTATCATTATAATTTATAATAAACAAATATTTTTCTACATATTTAATTTCAATTGAATTGGACAATGGTCAGAACCATATTGCTGGTCCAATATAGTTGAATCGGTAATTTTATCCATAAATTCACCAGAAACCATAAAATAATCTAACCTCCAACCCTTGTTGAAATCTCTTGCCTTACCAATGTTAGACCACCAACTATATTGCCTACGATCAGGATAGAAATGACGATAAGAATCAACATAATCTGTAAGCAAATTATCTTCAAATGATTTACGTTCCTCGGAAGTCAACCCAGGACCACTACAAGTGGGAGACCATACATCAATATTCTTATGTGCAACATTAAGATCCCCGCAAATAATCAACTCAGAATTAGTCTGTTCGCGAAGAATTTTACAATGATGGGCAAAACTAATATCCCACTGCTTGGTACGATACCCCAACCTACTAAGATCCATTTTTGAATTTGGAGTATAAACATTTACTAACCATCCCCAAGACCACAAAGTACTTACAACCCGACCTTCTGTATGACTAAGTCCTACATTAATCGGGTCACAATCAATATGGAATCCAGTGTTGGTTTTAAGGGGTTCGGTTTTTGACATTGTGAGAACTCCGCTATACCCTTTCTTTTCGGCATCGCACCAGTAACGATAGGGGTATTTATGGATAATTTCAATAGGAAAGATTACCTGCCATTCTTGTGCTTTGGTTTCTTGAAGGCAAATAATATCTGGGTCATATTTCTGGATACAGCGTTGAAATTCTTCTTTTTTAATAACGCTGCGAATTCCATTAACATTCCAAGAAATAATTTTAACCATGTTTGCGTTACGAAGTATACAAAACTTCTGATGGTTTTAATTCTTGTAATGTTTATTTGTTTAAGCTTATTTGGATTTTTTAAAAATCCAATCGCCTGAGTTACAGTTACATTTCATCCTGAATAATAATCATATTCTGAGGAGCTATCTGATCAACCGTTTCATCGGCAGTGGCAAAATTTCCTGTTTCAGAAGGAGTAACGTAATTTGGAACCATGATTGGCGAGGGAGAAACAAGATCCTCATCAGTAACAATTGTTACTTGTTCTGTAGGAGCTGTAGATTTCATTTGTTCAGCTACATTAGGCATCGAGGATGGTGGGGAAGTCGTTGTAGGTGATGAAGGAGATGGTGATGGAGGAGGAGGGGATTTTTTCATTCTCTTTACAATTATTATGACTATTATAGCTGCTAAAATTACATATAAATTATCTGAAATAAAATTAATAATTGTTTGAATCATTTGCTGCATATTTAATATTTTACTGTTATACTATAATGAAACAAATATTTTTTTAAAGAAAATACTTAGTTATTAATTTTAGGTGCTAAACAAAATTGTATTTTTCCAAGATTTGCCACATTGTACTCTATAATTAAAGGATATTGTTTCTTAAGAAAAATTTCAACAGTACTACATAAATTTGTACTCTTTGTAAAACAATTAATATATTTTATATCAAATACTTCTTTTACATTAGTATTCTTTTTACTAAATACAAGACCGTTTTGAGTCTCACCAATCTCAATCTTCTGAGTTGCAAAATCACCATCAGCACTAAGAGTAAACTTGTCTTCATCACTTTCAATTATAATGTTATTACTAATAATTGAAAGATCTCTCGTGTATTTTTGAAAATCAGCACTAGGCATACTTATAACAGAGTCATATTCAATATCGGGAATTTCAATTTTTTCATCATTTATATCTAACATTTTCAAAAAACACTTTACTTTAGTATTCTTTTCTTTATTTTCAATCATTATTCCAAGTTCACTTGTTTTTGACTCTTCGACAAAAATAGTAAGAATATCATTATTGCCAATTGTCTTTAACAATTTAAAAAGCATTAAAACATTAATACCAATTGTAAGTTTATCCTTACAATAATAATGTTCAAAATTCTGGGAATTTAATTTTGTATATACTAGACTTACCCTAGCGCTGTCCATAGTCATAATTTTCATTCCATTTTGGTCAAAGTAAATGTTTACATCTGTAAGAACTTCTTTTAGAGATTCGACAAGAGTTTTTATACTATTTGATTGAACTGTTTTTATTTCAAGAACGTTAGTTGAGTTCATTGTTTTTGTACTATTACTATTAGTATAAATTATTGTTAATCTTTAAACGAAATTAAGTTTAATTCCATTCTAATGGTTTATTTAAATCGGTAATAACTTTTTGTTCTGTTAATTTTGTTATTACCAGTTCCCAATTGTTATTATTTTTTGGGGGTAATCCTAAGTCTTCGTAGTTATTGTTTAACATTTCTATAAATTGTGCAAGTGTTGGAGGATTTTTATGGAAATTTTGTGCAGGACCTAGAATTCCAATAAAATGTTCTTTTACATCCCAAGATTTACTATCAATAATTTCAAAATTTTCATCTGTAGAAGTTATATTTAAAGTTATATCAATAACCTTAACTCTATCAGGTAAATCATAATCAAGACAATGAGTAATACCTCTAGGATTCAAAAGAGTCTCTAAATCTTTAACTTTAACCATTCTTGAATATTCTTTTGAATAATAATTATAAAATACCCAAATAGTATCTTCATCATCCATACTAAATTCATTGCATAAATTCTCAACATCCATCTTAATCAAATTATATTCTTCATCATATTTTAATTTAAGTTCATCAACACAATCAACGTTGTTACCACAGTCATCTAAAAACATAAAACCAGTAATTTCTGGTGTAGTTAATTTTTTTAATTCATCATTATTGATATTTTCTTGTTTTATTGCTAAATTCATGTAGTACAAATCTATCATTTTTAATATTATCTTTTTCCATAATTCTAAACAATTATGAGTAAATATTCCACAAACATACCCAGATATAAATGTTGACATAATGAAATACCCTAAAACCATATTTTATTTATCCCATGTAAGTATTTTTTAAATTAATTTTAAACCGCGGTATACCAATCTATTTAAAGTTTTTTTATTAAAATAATTAAGGTAAAATTAACCCATTACAAATGAGTGACAATACTAATAATGAAATTGTTAAAAAAAAAAGAGGTAGAAAACCTAAACTAAAAAATTTGGAACAAGAAACAATTCAAAATGATGAGGCTAGTTGTAGTAGCAGCAGTATCATCTCTGCACCAAAAAGAAGGGGTAGAAGAAGAAAATATGAAATTGAAAATTTTGAAAAACTTCTTGGAAGACACAATGAAAATACATTTGATCATCAAATAACATATGAAGATAACGTTAGTTCTAGTGTTGTATCTGAAGAAGAAATCGAAGAAGATTATTCCAATCTTCAAAAAAATTCAATTAGTTTTGGAAATCTTAACATCACAGTCAGTAAAAAACAAGAAGCCAATAAAGATGAATTTAGAAGAACCCTTCTATCAAATGTAAAGAAACATCTATTAGTCAATGACAAAAATAACAATTTAACAACAAAGATAAATAAAAGTACAATCTCGGTTAAAAATAAAATAAATATAGATGAAGATGAATACAGCGAAGACGAAAATACACAAATAGACAAAGAAGATATAGTAAATCAACAACAATTTGAAAAAATCATTTTTAATAGAGAAAAATATGTATCCAAAGAACTACAGAATAAATTAACAAATACAAGCATAAACAGAATTCGAGTAGTAAAAGGACTAAACTCATTCAAAACAGAACAAAATTGGCCAGAAAAAACAGATGTATGTTGTTGGCATTGCTGCCATCAATTTGACACACCACCGTGCTTCATTCCATCTCTATGGGATGAAAGACGAAATAGAATAAAATTCTTTGGTGTTTTTTGTTCATGGTCATGTGCAAAAACATATAATTCAGAAATGCCTGACCATAAAAAAACAGAAAGAATGTCATTGTTTAGTGTTGTAATTAGAAATATTACTGGAAATTATGTTAGAATATCACCAGCCCCTCCAAGACAAGCACTTAAAATGTTTGGTGGGTATCTCACAATAGATGAATTTAGAAAAAAACATATCTATTGTAAATACTTATTTAAAGATATTGGTATGGATAATTTCACCTTTCCAGAATTCTTTGAAATATCAAATGTCAAAAAATCAGAAAACTACAATAAAAAGACAAAAGAACAGAAAAGATTAAGACTGCAACGTCCATCAAAATAAATTTCTAGTACCATATTGTTGAGCAAAAGGAACACTAGAGGAATTTGCTAAACCTGGAGAAATTGAGGATGTCTTTGTAGACTTCATATAATCTAATATTAAACTAACACCCAAGTAAATAGTAACTATTAATAAAAATATCGTTAAATATCCTTTTATATCAGTACAACCTATTGTGTTATTATATGTTGCTATAAATGTTTCTTTTAATGATGGTTTTGTGTTAGATGAAGGTCTACTATCCATCATTTTTACACGTTGGGTTATATAACTTAGAACTACTGGATTATCCATTAGTTTATCTATTAGTTCTAAGGCTTCTTTATTAGCATCTCTTTTAGGAATTTGTTTGGTAGCTGGTTGTGGCGATGGAGCAAGGGGGCTGTTTGGGTGTACGGGCATTCCATTCCAAGAACTATTGTAATTAATTTGTGGACCTCTTTGAAGGGGAAATGATTTTATTTCAGGGACTTGGTTTTCATATTCATTTACAATTCTATGTAATTTATTTACTTCATCTCTTTCTTTTGAAACTTCTTTAGATGGAATTTTATAAGCATCATCTAAAATTGCAAATCCCAACATTTGTTATAAGTTTTAACTATTATCAGTAAATATTTTTTTTTTTAATATTTTACATTAAATTGAGTTCTCCCCTACCTCTACCCCTGCCACCCCTACCCCTACCTCTACCACCTCCACCCCTACCCCTACCACGACCACGGCTGTTCGAAATTAATACAGTTTTCTGTCTATCATCGTCATCGATAGCAGAAACGCTACTTTCAGTACCATCCGATGTTGAAGCTACAGAAAATCTATCATCTTCTTCAGGTTCGGGGATATACTGAGTATTGGTGGCTAGGGGTACTTCTTTAGGTTGAAATTCTTGAGACGGTTTTTGAGGCTGAATTTGAGGTTCCATTCCCCCCATCATTCCAGACATTATATTAGAAAAAAGACCTGGATCAAGAGAAGGACCCCTCATTTCTTTATTACCCTGTGCAGAACGAGTCTCTTGAGGTGCTGGTGGACCCCCTTGGGGCTTCTGACCAATACTATCTTGCATAGCCTGAGTAATATTCTTTAAGAAATTAGGATTATTTTGTGTCATTTGAGTTACAGCTGGGATACTACTCTTAAATAAACTCTGTGTAAGATGGAACATAAAAGCACTTCCACCCAACATCATTAAAAGTTCAATCTCGGGGGCCATTTCAGCCTTACCCTTATATTTATCATGAAGTCTCTCAAATACGTTATCATAATCATCCATATTCTCCATAACATTTTCAGACCATCCATCAAGATGAACACTAAAAGGGTCAAATTTCTTATTCATAAACTCCAAACCTGTAACACAAGCCATAAGGGCCCTCCTTGAAAATCTAATACTAGATTGAACTTCAATTTCTCTTTTAATCTTCTCATATTCAAATTTCATTTCACTAAGGTCACTACGGAGAGTATAATTCTTAGATAACTCATAACCTTTCTTCTGGAGAGTCTGAAGCTTAATTAAAATATCTTTCTTTTGTTCTTCTCTTTTCATATAATTTTTAACACTTCGATCACTACTAGCTTGACTAGCTGCTTCATCGAGTTCGTTATCGGAATTTTCTTGGTTTTCATCATTATCAGAATCTTCTTCTTCGGACTCATATTCTATATCATCTTCTTCATCTTCTTCATCATCTTGTTCTATACCTCCCTTTTTGGGATTGGCGAAGGCTTCAAAAGAACCTTTACCAAATTTAGGATAATCGTATTGACTTGAATAATTTTTATTTGATTCAAAACCATTTTGAGGACGATTTGATGATTTAGGGCGTTCCATTTTTTGAACTAAATCGGCACTTCTAACCGATTCGGCTTCAGAAGACTCGCCATCACTTAAAAAATCTTGGCGTTGAACTTTAACCCCTTTTAGAGTATTAGCATGTTTAGATTTAATTTGAACTACGTTTCTAGTAGTCTCATCTGTATCTACCTTAGGAAACTGATTATTTGTAGCCATTTTAAATAATTAATGTTTAAATACTTAAATCTATTTTAGTATTATATTAAATCTTAATTCCATTTTTTTAAACGAATTAGTCGTTAATTTTAAGTAAAACAAATGATATTGTAATGTAGTAAAGTGTTACCAAATGAATTACGGACAACAAGATCCAACATGGGAAAAATATCATCGTAATAGTTCAATAAATCGGTACAGTCGTTGGGGAAAAAAAAACCCCAACTCCTTTAAAAAAATTAATCTTCTAAACAAAGGAGACAGAACATATAACGTCTACAGTGCAGGTATTTTACCCTACACATACGATACTAAAGGGAATTTATTTTTTTTACTAGGTAAAGACCAAGATGGATATTGGTCTGATTTTGGAGGGAGAGTAGAAGATGAAGATCAAGAAGATCATGCTAAAACAGCAAGTAGAGAATTTTTTGAGGAAACATTAGGATCTATTTCAAGTATTAATGAAACCTATCTTAAATTAGTTCAAGGTAATCCTTTAAAAATAGAAAGCAAAACTTTAAATGGAAGTCCTTACTACATGTTTATGCTTTATATAGATTTTAAAGATTGGAATGATATGTTTATTAGAACATTTAATTTTCTAAAGTATACGGATGCTCCTACAAAATTTTTTGAAAAAACACAAATACGATGGGCAACTCTACCAACACTTATACAAACCCTTGAATCAAAAAATAGCAATGATTCAAATAATTTTATAGCTCTTAGAAAGGTATTCTATGATACCCTTTTAAGTTCTAAAGATGAAATTATTAGCTTAGATTCAACATCTATTTAAGTTCTAAATAATTCTTATCATAAAATTTTTTAAGACCATAATGAATTAATACATCCTCAAATGTGGTAATATTATCAGGAATGGTAATTAATTCTTTTTGTTCTTTTAACCAATTATATACTTCATTCTCAGATAATGGTTGGTTATTGTTATAATAAGTTAATAAACCCGTACGAGGACCTAATTTCTTTTTAGGAACAATTTCATACTTCTTTGGTAAATTCTGTAACATCCACCATTTTACATTACCCTCTAACCATTCTTCAGGTTTGTCTTCAATCTTTTTGAGAGGTTTTTTACTAACCACTTTACCCCAATTTATAACCTTTTGTGTTTTAACAGATTTCGTTTTAGTAGTTGATGTAATAGGTTCTAACCATGAAAGACATTGAATCCAACAATCAGCAAGGTCGTCCTTCTTCTTTTTACTATCGAGAAACCCAACCCACTTTCCATTTATACCGTGGGTTTCCCCTAATTTCTTATAGGCAAGTTCAATACCAGCTTTTTTAATAGCTGCATATCTATTTTGAGCCTTTTTACCACCCCTTCTTCCCCCCCTAGGGAGAGAAATCCATTCCCCTGTACAATCTAATTTCTTACGAGGACTAAAAAAAATTAATTCTTTTATTTTAGGACGTTCTGGTGTATATTGAAGAACCCCCCGTATGTAAAAATAAGTGTACAAACTAGAACTTACCATTCTCATAGTTGGATTAAAACTTGGTTGTTTTTCAAGCAATAATACATCTACTTTTAATAGATGGGGGCGGCTTTCCAAATTATTTATAATTTCATTGTGAAGTTTAAGGGAATCCCTTGAAGGAGTATTTTCTATGACCTCCCAATGAAATATTTCTTTAGTATCAGAATCAACAATACAGTATGCAAGGTTTTTAATACCAATATCCCATGATAACACCTTCATTACTAATCTTGTGTATTAGTTAATAATTAAGGTTATTAGTCTTTAAGCGTATTTTACTTTGTAAAATCGCATAGCCCACAACTTTGTTGCATTGCTTTAAGCGTATTTGGATTTTTTACTACTTTTTTAGAAGACTAGATAATTGTTTTTTCCTTTTTTCTCCCTCTTTTATTATTTTATTTACTTTTTTCTCCCATTCATCATTTTTAGATTTACTTTTAGACGATGACTTCTTCTCTGGATTAGCAAGAAAATCATATTTTTGGTCTATGTTTTTTTTCTTTTTTGAAACATTTTTAATTCTGTTTTTCTCCTGATCTATCATATAAGCTTCCCCCTCAGCTTTCTTTTTTACATCATTTTCATTCCAACATATATGAATTCTTCCGTCATTATAAGCAGTAACTATATACCCATCTTTATCAAGTTTATTGTAAATATCCATAGTTATTTCAGATATATTAAACAAAGGCATACCAGCAATAACAGAAGGAACTGTGTACAAACATTCTAATTTATGGTTTTTTGCATAATGGAGAACCTTTGCGTATATTTTGTCAAGGAGGTCACTAACTAATTGTCGATGTCTTTTATCTCTCTCTTTGTTTATTTTAATAACTTCTTCAACTTTCATTTAATTGTTAACAAGAAGTTTTTGTTCCACAAGTTTACGAACTTGTTATTTTTCTTTTTATAATGTACATGTTATCATCTTGAACACTGGGTAATTTTATTCCAAGTCCACTAACTTTTCCATTAACATCTACCCACTGATCTCCTAAACTTAAAACTATATCAATTCCAAAATAATCCCTAACATGTTTTTTGTATTTTTCTTTAAATGTATCATAGTCATCATCATGTTTACGAAGAAAAAGAAAATCAGGTTCAACACCTATACTATCTAATTCCCTGGCAGTATGTGTTTTGTAATCATTACTTCTAGCTGTAATAACTATTATTTTATATCCCATTCCTTTTGCAAAATGATATATTTTAATAATGTCAATCAAAGGATCACCCCTTTTATTTACGAGAGTGTCATCTATATCAAACATTACAGCAGGAAATCGATTATTAAAATTAGGTATTTTAGAATAATCATTTAAATACAATATTGACCAATCTCTTGCTTTTTTAAGTTTTTGAGTATAATTTCCTGCGGTCTGCATCCAATCATATATTAGTAACAATAAATTTATTAATAATAAAAATAAAATAATAATTAATATTGTAAAATATACAATATAAATCATATTAACTGTATTCTCGTTATTATATTTAAATATCCTCTTTTACATTTATTAACCACACTTCTTTTAAAACAGACCTTAATTTATCCCAAGACACCCAAACCCAATCTGACATCCACCAAAACTTAATTTTAAGCTCAGTTTTACCACACTCTTCTGAATTATTCTTAATACCACAAATGCTAATCAAATCAGATAAATTATCACCGTTAATAACATTTATTTTAAAATTATAACGATCTTTGTAAGAAAATAAAATATCCTTTAATTTTTCTACATCTGTGTTTATTACTCCTAAAAGAATGTTTCCATTGGAAATCATTTTAAATATGTTTGAAGGTCTTGGGCTGTATAACTCATAACTAAGTTTATGAGTTCTAATTTTAACAGGACTAACAAATGATGATTCCTCTAAATGTAAACCCTTTCTATTTAAAATATCTACATATTTATCAACAGAATATATAAGTGGTTTATCATCTATTTCATAATAAGAAGTTTTTGTAAATAAAGAATTTAATAAAACAATGTTAGGAATAGAATTTTGCAAACCAACTCCATGAATTTTATGCCACCATGAACACAAATGTAAAGTAAATAAATTCCTACCACCACCAACAGGTTTATAAAACAATGATTCTAAATCATAAAAATCATTTTCAGGTTCTACAGCCTCATAAGTTTTATTCTTTTTTAACCATGATCGATTTATATAAGTTCCAAATGGAACTACAATGGTGTTATCTTGTTTACTTGTTAAATTACCCATCTCGTTAATACACTTTTATTTAAATGTTTATCTTTTTTAGAAGTATTAAACGAATGGAGAATCATGAAATAAAATCTATCCATAATATTTCCTTTTCTGGTGGGGGAATAAAAGGAATATACTACATAGGTATTTTAAGAAGTCTTCAAGAATACGGTACTTATAAATATATAAAATCATGGTCAGGAACTTCCATAGGAAGTTTTTTTGCTGTGTTAGGATGCCTAGAAATACCTTGGCAATATCTATTAAATATATGTATGAACACTGATATAGAAAAACTTGTAGATATAGATATAAACAACTTTTTACAATCCCAAGGGATGATAAAAGGAAATGAATTCGATAATATTGTTATACAATCTACAAATAATCAAATATCCCATAAAACAACATTCGAAGATTTATGGAAAAAAACCAATAAAACTCTGTATATTTGTGCATACAATGTAGATAAATATAAATCCTTCTTATTTTCACACATAAATTCGCCAAAAATAAGAATTTTAGATGCAATAAAAGCTAGTTGTAGTATACCAATTATATTTCCTCCTAAATACATACATGGAAATTACTTTTATGATGGAAGTACACTAGAAACATTACCAATAACCCATCTTCCATCCCTAGGGACAATTGGATGGGAACTTGAAGAAATAAATAAAGATGATAACAGTAGTTTTTTTAATTCTTTCAAGTTTTTGAAATTGTTATATGGTATGCGGACTAATATACTCAAAATAAAAAATAATTCTGAGTATATAGTGTATAAAATAAAATCTAAACAAAATTTTTTAAATATATTTTTATCAAATGATCAAATATTTAATATTTTTATGGAAGGATATACAAATTCTAAAAACCAATTATATGATAACTACATAGCTATAAAACCTCCTTAGTATTTAATAAGTCTTTTTCCCATTCTCCTTGTTCTAAGTGGCTTTTGTTTTAATTCTGTATCAACTTCCTCCTTAATTATTTTATCATTTGCTTCATCCTTGTTTTTTTTCCATTTTTTCTGACGAAGTTTTGACATTACAGGATCGTAAAATTTAATACAATTTTCCTTTTTCTCTCTTTCCTCTTGTTCCTTTATTTCACGAACTCTCTCCTTAGCTAAACTTAATTTTCTTGTAAATGCATCTTCAGTAAGATCTTTTATAATAGTAATGTAGTCATTCTCATTATCATCAAAAAGATTTAAATTTAATTCATCATTTATCCAATCAACCTTGTTGGCAAAATCATTGAATTCATCCAAATATTCTGTAAATTCACTAAGTTCGTTAATATTGGAAAAAATTTTCTCATGGCGATCCGATGAACTACCCCATGAAAGAACCCAACCCTTTTCAATAGGATTTCTCGTAATCATTGGAATACCACATTTAATAGAATTAGAAATAACACCAGAACACCAACTTGGACGATCTTCAGGCCCAGGTGACCAAGAAGTAAAAACAATTATCAAACTAATCTTTCTATGCTTATTCTTAAAAAGATCATTGTGAGGATTTCCTTCAGAGGATAAACTTAAATATTTATTGTTACCATCCAAAGCACAAGAAATGTTTTGAATAATTTTACTACCCCACTTTCCCGAACGATACCATATATTTTTATTTTTAAAGATACTCAATGTAAGCTTAATATCATCAACATTTCTCCACTGGGGATCATGAGTTAAAAATATATGCTCCATTGTTTTTCTTTACTTATAATTAATACAATTGTTTAAGTTAACTATTTTTTGTTTTTTTACTCAACAACTATTGGTTGTTTCTTTTTAGAAATACGAGTCCTTTTTTTCGGAGGTTCATCTAAATCTTTGTTCTTTCCATAGGGATCCCAAATGGCATCGGCAACACCCAACTTAATAGCCTCAGTTGAATCAATGTAGATGTCCTTAGACATGAAAGAATCCAACTTCTTCTTACTAATATCGGTAAATCTAGAATAAATGTCTCTCATAATCTTCATAATATTCTCATTGTTCTTCATCTCATCCTTCATCTCCTCATAGGTACCCATCATACCACTCCTCATCTGATGAATAAGACAGAAACTGTGCTTCATGATATACCTCTTAGTACCAACAATAGAGAGAAGAGTTGCCGCCGATGCAGCAAAACCATCAATTACAGTGTGAACTTCAACAGGAAGGTTACGAATGTGCTCCAGACCAGAAAGACCAGAAAAAAGATCTCCCCCTTCACTGTTAATAAAAAGAATAATGGGAATCTTTGTATTGTCCCCTGTATGAGTGTACATTTGCTCTTGGTTTACCAACTTCTTACTGAGATTATGGAGAGTTTGAATAAGCTTTAAAATATTAGAACGTGTAACAGGTTTGTGAAAGTAAACCTTATTACCTTCAACACGAAGATCATCTTCTTTACCCCCCATCATTCCTAGAATTTGAGATGGATCAATAGGTAAAACCATTCCATCATCATCTTCTTCCTCACCTCTACGACGACGTCTTGGAGACATTTTTACTGTATTTTATTATTATAACAATTATTTGTTTAAGTAATTTTAGGAAATTATGGGGTAAGATTCATTAGTGTGCATACTTGGTTGTGTTCTCCATAGTTTAATAAAAAATTTAAAAGAGTACGGAGATAGTAAAAAATCATTGTTAAGAATTCAATCAATGGTTTTTTTAATTTGTTTATGGTTTTTTAGGTAACTAATGTTAATTTAAGTTAATAAATTCATTTAAAAATAATGGTTATATAACTATAATAACGAGAATACAGTTAATATGAATACCAAGAATATAAAACTTAAATTTGATGAAATGAAAGTTAATGAATTAAAAAAATATTGTAAAGAAAATGGAATTAAACATATTAGTGGTTTAAAAAAACAAGATATAATTAATAAAATAAAATGTGCAATTGAACAAGACACAGATGACACAGAAGACACAGAAGTAGATGAATATGAAACAGAAAATATTAAATTATACAAAGGTGATTGTTTAGATAAACTTAATAAAATAGATGATAAATCAGTTCAATTAATTTGTATTGATCCACCATACAATATTGGTAAAGACAGTTGGGATAAAATTGACAACTATATTGAATTTATGATAGATGTAATAAAAAAATTGGAAACAAAATTAAGGGATAATGGTAGTTTCTTCATGTTTCATAATGATATGGAAACAATTAGCGAATTAATGGTTAATATTAAAAAAAATACGAAATTTGTATTTAAACAGATGATAGTATGGAATAAACGTTTTGAAAATTCTCCCAAAAAAGGCTTTATGGATGGTTATGTTGTTAAAAATGATATGCATAATTTTAATAAAATGGCTGAATATATATTATTTTATACATTTGACAATTCATACAAATTAAAAGAAAAAAGGAATGAACTAAATATTTCACAATTAGATATCTCAAAAGAAATCTTAAGTAAAACTGGGGGTTTAACTGGGTGGTATAGTAACCTAGAAACTGGAAAAAACATGCCTACACGTCAAACAATTAAACCAATTGAAAAATATTTGGGACTTAAATATGAAGAAATTACACCAAAATTTAATAATCAAAAAACACATCATAGTGTTTGGAATTATGATATGGCTAAACGTTGTCCCGTTCACATAACACCTAAACCAATCGATTTATTAAAAAATATTATTTTTCATACAACTGACAAAAATGATACAGTATTAGATTGTTTTGCTGGATCGGGGAGTATGGCGTATGCTTGTAATGAAACAGAAAGAAAATGTATATTAATTGAGAAATGTGATAAATACTTTAATTATATTGTTAACAAATTGGATACTACAAAATAAAATAAAAAATACTTGTATCTAAATACACATTATTTTTTATTATATAACAATCATAGTTACAGACAATTACATACTATATTTCTTAATTCATCTATCCATATATCATCTGTAAATGTATTTTCTCCGAGAATGAAGTTACCTCTTCTTGACATAGGGAGTAAATTACATCCTGTTATTGTTATATATTCATCACTACGAGGTATGTTATGTCCTAATTGTATGTCTGTGTTTTTTATACGTACTCTATTGTCCCTGCCAGCTTCAGCAATATCATTTAGATCAATTCTTTTTTTTGTAATTACACATATAGATTTTCCGTCACGGTCAAATATTTGTCTATTTTTGTAAAAGTTAATTAAATTTTGCTTACTTTTTTCTAAAAGGTCTCTTATACCTGAAGTTTCATATACATCTTTATCTATATGTTTCTCAAAGCCATATACGTTAATCATAAATGTAATCCAGTCAATATAAGCACAGGCAATATCGTAAGGCGTTGAAGCATCTTTTTTTGGGATAGCACAAGGTTTTTTTTCTTTGGTTTTTATTTTTCTTTCCTGCTCTGACGTTAAAAAATTCGGATACAAGCGTGATGCACGGTTTTTAAAAACAAAATCATCATTACCAGGTGTTAAGTATATTGCTGTGTGTGTACTATTCACAAATTTTTTTGTAAAATCATTAACTATGAACATGTCCTTAAAATTTGTTTTACAATATCCAACATGTCCTTTTGGACGTACACAACATTTATAACCCCAGTTCTTTTTTAACTCTTTCCAAGCATCGGGTATACGATCTTCGTTTGTTACTTTAGGGTTGGATCGAATCTTTTTTAAACATAGATTGTTTGTATAAAAATCATTTTTTTCTGATTTTTCAGAAATTTCTATTTCACTAATTTTAGAAATAAGTTCTTCTTCTTCAATTGCACATTTTATTTTATTAATTATATCTTGTTTTTTTAAACCACTAATACATTTAATTCCATTTTCTTTACAATATTTTTTTAATTCAATAACTTTCATTTCATCAAATTTAAGTTTTGTATTCTTGGTATTCATATTAACTGTATTCTCGTTATAATATAATAACGGTACCAAACCTTAAATTAATTATTTTTTGTTTTTTTTACAATCACATCCTAACAGACTTTTTTAAAATATATTAAGTATATGTAAATTTTTTTAATTATCCTCGAATTAAAATATTTCTATATAACAACACACAACAATGGCGAGACGAGGAAATAAGTTTGGAACATTTACACCTGACAATGTTCTTATGGTTATTCTAGGACTCATGGTGTTCATGTATTGGATGTGCAATTCATCGTTCATAGAAAGAGAACACAAATCTCTCTTTGGAGAAACCCCCCCAACAACAAAAAAATTAATGCAAATGGCACAAACAAAACCCGTAGTAATTCTAGTTCATGCACCTTGGTGTGGATTTTGCAAAGCAATGATGCCAGAATGGGACAGTTTCCAACAATCAAACCCACCAGCCCATGTAGTTAAAGTAAACAGTGACGAACACCCCCACATAGCAAAGGAACTTGGTGTCCAAAGTTTTCCCACTATAATGGGTATTCCCCGTAATGGACAGAGACCAGTTTTGTATAAGGAACCCAATAGAAATAAAGAGATGTTCATGCAATTCACCTCCACCCTTATGTAAAAAAACAAATTTTAATTAACTTAAAAATACCAACATTGATAGTAGTAGAATTAGTCAACATGGCTCCTACTACTAAGAGTGTTGAAGAAACTTATCAGAAAAAAGATCAAAGAGAACATGCCCTCCTCCGTCCTGGAATGTACATTGGGGACATCGAAGAACATGAAGAAGTCACGTTTTTATGGTCTGAAGCTGATAGTAAAATGAAGGAACGTAAAGTTGTTTTTAATCCTGGGTTGTATAAGTTATTTGATGAGATCCTTGTTAATGCTATTGATCAGTGGCAGAGAGAAGGTGATGAGGGGGTTAAAACAATTAAAGTGGATATTACCGATGATTCTTGTACAGTTTATAATGATTGTCAAGATGGTATTCCTGTTGTAGTTCATAAAGAACACAAATTATATGTTCCCGATATGATATTTGGTCATCTTCTTAGTGGTAGTAACTATGGTACGGAGAAAAAAACTGTTGGTGGAACTAATGGACTTGGAGCTAAATTGTGCAATATTTTTAGCAAAGAGTTTACCGTTGAGATTTCCGATGGTAAAAAGAAGTTTACCAAAACTTGGTTTAACAATATGTCCTCCCAGCAACCTCATAAATTAGGTACATCTAAGAAATCTTATACGAAAATTACTTGGACGCCTGATTTTGAACGTTTTGGTGCTACCCAGTTTACCCAAGATATGAAAGATATTTTCTACCGTCGTTGTATGGATATTGCAGCTCTTCTTGCTGGTAAAACTACTATTACTTACTGTGGTAGTAAACTTCCTGTTAAGAATTGGAATCAATATGTTGGCAGTTTTCTCATTAACACTGTTCGTTCGGAAACTTTTGTGAATGATCGCTGGAAGATTACCATAGCTCGTGGGGAGGAATTTCGTCAGTGGTCTTGGGTCAACGGTATTTATACTTCTAAAGGGGGTACCCATGTTGACCACCTTGTTGATCAGATTACGAAGAAATTCAAACAGCAGATTGAAAAGAAGGACCAAGATCTCAATATTCGCCCAGCATATATTAAAGATAACATCTGGATATGGGTCAGTTGTTTAATTGATGATCCCCAATGGGATAGTCAAACAAAGGACAACCATGTCACCAAGGTTAACAAATGGGGGGGAAAGTATGAATTTAACGATAAAGACCTCAAGAAAATTGAAAAACTTGGTATACTCGAAAACGTTCTACAGATTGCTAAAGCCAAAGACACTAAAAAACTTGCAAAGACCGATGGAAAGAAGAAAAACCGTCTTACTGGTATCCCCAAGCTGGACGATGCCAATAAAGCTGGAACGTGTGAATCTTCTCGTTGTAGGCTCATCCTTACAGAGGGAGATTCAGCTAAGTCTACTGCTGTTCAAGGTCTTAGTGTTATTGGAAGGGATTATTATGGTATTTATCCGTTGAGGGGTAAATTGTTGAACACTAGGGATGCTACTACGAAGCAAATTATGGACAATAAGGAAATTACCGATATCAAGGCTATTTTGGGTTTGGCATCGGGAAAAACCTACAAAAGTACAAAGGAACTTCGCTATGGTGGTATTATGATTTACACTGATCAGGATAACGATGGTACTCATATCAAGGGTTTGCTTATCAATTTTATTCATTCTCTGTGGCCTTCTCTCTTGGATATTCCTGGATTTGTTTGTGATATTTTTAGTCCTCTTGTGAAGGCAACTCAAGGCAAAACCCAGCATCAGTTCTACTCCCAGCAAGACTATGAACAATGGAAGATGGGGGAGACCAACCTTTCTAAGTGGAAGATTAAGTATTACAAGGGATTGGGAACGCAGACCCAGCAAGAAGCTAAAGAGCATTTCAAGGTTCTTGATAAACACACCCATGTTTATAAATATTCTGCTGAAATGGACAAAGTAATTTGTAAGGCTTTCCAGAAGGACCTCAGTGATCAGAGGAAAGAATGGATTCAAAACAATAGCAAACTTCTCAAGACCCCCCAAGGTGAATACTCCAAGGGAGGTAAATTGCCTATTGACCAGTTTATTGACAATGAACTCATCCTTTTCAGTTTGGCTGATTGTGAAAGGTCCATCCCTCATCTCATTGATGGTTTGAAACCTTCGCAGAGGAAGTGTCTGTGGGGTATGCAGAAGAAGAACATCAAGGGAGAAATTAAAGTTGCGCAGATTTCTGGATATATTAGCGAACAAGCCTGTTATCACCACGGAGAACAGAGTCTTCAGGAGACTATTATCAATATGGCCCAGTCATTCCCTGGTTCTAACAATTTGCCCCTCTTTGAAGGTATTGGTCAGTTTGGAACTCGTCGCATGGGTGGTAAGGATGCTAGTAGTCCAAGGTATATCTTTACTCGTTTGAGCAGGGGTTTGTCAAATATATTTGATCCTCTCGATAATCCTCTCTTGACCTATAAGGAGGATGATGGCCAAGAGGTTGAACCTGAGTTTTATGTTCCTACTATTCCCATGATTCTCGTGAATGGTTCCCAAGGAATCGGAACTGGATATAGTACAAGTATTCCTTGCTATAACCCAGACGACCTTAAACAAGTCATTAAAGACCTCATCAAAGATGACGAGACCCATATTCCTGAACTTACACCTTGGTATAAGGGTTGGACAGGAACTATTACAAAGGTAAAGGATGGACAATGGCTTACACGTGGAGTATGGAAAAGAGATGGTGACAGGATTATAGTCACTGAACTTCCCGTTGGTATTTGGACCCAAACTTACAAAGAGTTTCTAGACCTGAGAATGCAAAAAGACGAACTCCATGGCTTTGATGAGAGGCACAAGGATGACCACGTTGAATTTATTCTTTATTTCAAGAAGGGGTGGTTAGGAAATATGAAGACTGGTGATAGGGGTTGGGAAAAGGATTGGAAGATGACTTCTACTATCAATACTACAAATATGCACGTTTGGGACGAACAAGGCAAGATTATTAAAATGAGTTGCATAGAAGAGATTATCTATAAATTCTTCTGCTGCAGGTTGAAGTATTACAAGAAGAGAAAGTCCCACCTCCTCGCTGACTGGAGGGATCGTATGGTTTGGTTAAACGCTAAGAAGAAGTTTATCGGTCTTGTTATCGATGACACCATCAAAGTATTCCGCAAACCAAAGAAATTCATTGAGGGACAGATCCAAGACAACAATCTCCCCCAGCACCCTGAGAAGGGTTGGGATTATCTCACAAAGATTCCTCTTGATCACTTCACAGTGGAGGAAATTGAAAAACTCGAGCAACAATACAACGAACTCAACAACAAAATTACCACACTAGACAATACTACACCACAACAACTTTGGCTCGAACAACTGTAGCACACTAAAACATTACACTTAAAAAAAATAAAATATATTTTTAGGCCCTAGGGTCTAAAAATGTAATTTCCCAAAAATATGGATATGGACAATTCATGCATGTTTACTTTTTATCCATATCCATAAAATTTTAAAAAAAGTTTTCCAAGGATTGAACTTTCCAACTTTCAAAGTATGAATTTCATCCTTTTAAAAAAGTTTTTCCCCAAAAAATATGGATATGGACAATTCATGCATGTTCACCTTTTATCCATATCCATAAAATAAGTATTTTAATTATTTAACAGTATTTACACTGATCTACCAAACCATTTCCATTTTTCTCCGTTCCACATCCATATTCCAACTCTAATAGTTTTTGATCCCGATGGCCAAAATATGGTATCCCATAATTGATATTCAGGGGCCAATTCATCATCTCCATTTGCAAAATTGAGTGTTAATTCACTTTCATCTGCTTTAACTAGTGTGCATATAGCCCACATTCCTCTTCTATTGTTATCTGAATCTATTGTTGGGAATGATGATCCTGGAATATACGCATTAATTCCATTGGGAATTACAATAGTTTGTTCTGAACCTGGAGGAAATAGAGGTAAATTTAACGACCATACATTTGTTAATTTATCATAATTTCCGTATGATGAGTTTGAGTATCCTATACCATCTCCTAATGTATAGGGTGTTGGTGCTAAGCTTGTTTTTAAATACAAACGAGTATCCTGTGCTTGGTCCACAATGAGCCCTTCAATGTATTCCTTTCCATCCTTTTTAATTTTGATTGTTCCCATTAATGATGTTTAGTAATAATAAATATTTTTTTCTACAAAAAAATTTAATTACGGTATGCCTAACTTTGTTGAAGCGTTAAGCGAAGCTTTATACTGATTTATCCATTAGAGCATTCCACTCTTGGCCGTCCCATATTACTAGGATTTGAAATAAGTTAGGAGTTGAATTAATATTTAAAGATACAGTACCCCCTCCGCTTTGACTAACTAATTCAAAAACATCTAAGTTAGGAGAAATTTTATTAAATAAATGAATGAGATACCATGCACTTTCTGTAGATGTATGTTCTGGCATTGTTAAACCTAAAGTACCACCTGGTGCTGGTGGATCAAAGGTCGCACAATCTATCATCCAAATTTTTGGAGCTGGGTCGGGAGTATATGAAGATAGACCAACTCTTTTACCACCATCGGGATCTATTTCTCCAATTCCAGCGGGTCCATTTGTGGGAAACCATATACCACAAGATGATGTACCGTCTTGTGAATATTTATAAATTTTGTTATTTCCCAATCTCTTAATATTAGTAGACATCGTTATATATTTATCTAAATATAATATTATTTTTTCAAACAAATATAAAAATTACTCTTAAACTACTATCAGTAATGTTGCAATGTTATTGATAGAAGCTAATTATATTTTAGGTGTAAATGCATCAACACCATATGAAGAAGTTAAAAGAATTTATCGCAGTGGATTGTTACGTTAGCACCCAGATAAGAATGGTAATTCTGAAGAATCTAGCCAAAAGTTTAGAGAACTTCAAGAAGCTTGGGAAGTTTATACTAAGTTCAACCAAGTAGAGTCCAACGTAGATAGTGATATATCTAACCTCTTTAAGGATTTTTTAAACAATGCTTGGAGAGAATGGGGACCCCAACAACGAACTGAAGAACAGGTTAATAAAATAATTAAAGTAGAAGTATCTCTCAATGTAAAACAGATTCTCTATCCAACCGATATACCAATCAGTTATACCAAAAGGGTAAGATGTAAATGCTGCAAACCAACGGCAAAATTTTGCAAAGAGTGTAAAGGAACTGGGTGGAAAGGGTGTCCATCATGTAACGGACAAGGATTTGTATATTGTGGAAAGTGTAGTATAGGTTGGTGCACACAACAAAAAGAATACCTTTGGAATACAAAAAATCTTTCCACCAAACAATACTCACAGGGACCCTACGAAAACAAAAGGAGGGGGCTAGAAATTTGGTGGAAACCAAGCGATACCCACTGGTATCTCAAAGAACATCGTTTGTATATAGAAATTACTATTGACCTTTTAGACTCTTTAATTGGTATAGATACCAATAAAAATCTAGAAGGTAAAAGTTTTAACATTACAAGTAGGGGAAGAACTATACAAAAGGGCTGGGGTCTATCATATAAAAACACGATGTTCCCACAAGGACCCGAGAGAATTATATGGTTCGTAAAAAGGATAAACTATCCCAATAAATTAAACCCACGAACTCGCCAATGGCTCAAAACAAATGGATTATAAGCGTATTTGTACCAAATCGCTAAGCGCCTACGGACGCTTTAAGACTGTGTCATAGCCCGCAAAGCGATGCTTTAAGACTGTGTCATAGCCCGCAAAGCGAAGTAATCTATGATTTACGATAGCCTATTCCGAACATTTTAGCTCCGCGGCGACGAGGCGGGCGCGGGTCCAGCGGCCTTAGCTGCCAAACGCGCGGCTTCTTCTTCTTTTTTCAAATCATCGTTCCTACGACGTTCCCAAAGACGAACACTCTGATCGACATATTCTTGCAACTTACGGTGAGCCTCAGCCGCTTTCTGCATATCATCCGCATGTAGGTTTCTGTGCCAGTCTATTAATCGTAGGTCTGCAATTGCCGGTAATAATCTTTTTAATTCAGGATATTTTTTAAAATCTAGGTTTTCATTCATTCTCGATATAATTTTGTCTATTTTACCACCATCATTTTGGACAGCTCGCATTAGGTCAAATGCAATAACAGCTGGGCTGTTGCTTTCAGCTCTATAAAGTTCAGCAACGTTACGAAGCTGGGCAGCACCAAATCCAGCACCACGCTTTTTGTTACATGACGACGCGTAGCGCGATCGACGCTTCTTACCGAAGGACATACCATTGGAGGGAGCCTTGTAGGCGAGGTGGGGGGCACCTACCATTACATAGCCACCATCGGGTTGGCGGTTCTTGTACCAAGCAGGTGGAAGAGTACCTGGAACGGTGGCACGGAAAAATGGCTTACCTACTCCATAAACACCCTTGGATGTCATTACATTGGGAGAATACTGAGGATAGCAACCATTACCCCCTGATACCATTGTTAAGTATCCACTCTGGTTACCACCAAATGAAGCATACCGGGGAACCCTAGAGCGAATCATAGCTTGACCAGCGGCCTTACGACGACGAGCAACGGTTGCTCTGCTGGGACGACGGCGTTTACCGAAACCCATTTCTTCAACATCAATCTCTTCTTCTTCCTCATCTTCACCGAAGTAGGATTTACCTCTCTTGCCAAAACCCATGCTGGCACAACCACCGGCGAAACGCGATCGACGGCTACGACGAACAGGGGTCTTCTTAGAGGTTTTTTTAGCTTTCTTAGCGGCAGCCATCTTCTTCTTACACTGGGCCTTAAGAACTTTCTCACTCTTGTATACTCTCTTGCCGCCTCTCATGAGGGTAATCTTGACACCATGCTTCTTGCACATACGACGAACGGCCGCGGAAGGGCGTCCAGTAGGAGTTTTCTTTGCAGGGGTACGACGTTTTTTACCAAAACCTAATAGTTGAGCTAGTGACATTTTTTTTATACTATTTGTAAACATTTTATTTTATTTCAAATTACATTATATTTTTATTAATTTTAACTCCACAGTATTTTTTAGGTTTTGAAGAAAAATCTTGGGGGGTGTATACTAACTCATTTTTTCCATTGAGAGGATTAATAATCCATTGTTTTGTTGCAACATCTAATAATCCTTTGAAATTTTTTATAAATTCTGGACCATGACCAAAACTATCACTCATTATGTGGGCCATTTCATGAATAGCTATGAACATTAAAATATTATCCTTTTCTGTGTCATCAGGATCTTTACTTTGTAAACAAAATCTCATATCTGGGCCTTTATTAAGAACATAGGCAGCTTCAGGTTCGCCATTGGTAACTTCTCTAATTTGAATTTTAGGCCATCTTCTTTTTAATTTCGGAACAGAATTAGGATAAAACCCCTGAGAATCTCCATAATTTTTACAAACCTTATTATATAATTCATTCAATTTATATTCAGTTACAGCCAATTTATCAGCAGAAACTTGTTCAAACCCATCCTTTTTAACCTTGTAATATTTTCCGTTAACCATACTTTTAATCGGTACATTAGTGTCAAATATTTGATGAGATAATTGCCATAAAAGTATACCAATGATAGCACACAACAAACACAAAGTAAAACCTCTGTTATCACTAACAATTTTCATTTATTATTTACAAATATTTTTTTTTCAAAAATAAATAAGCTTAAAGACCTAAATTATATGTAAATAAGTAAAGATGTGGTCTCAACGCTCTTATCAAGGAGCGCATGATGATTTATCTCAAGATATAGAATTTCAGGTTCTTGATTGGTGGGTAAATGATGAAGTTATTGATGAAGAAAAACCTTGGGATCTTCGTTTTATGATTCATATGTTTGGAGTAACTAAAGATGGTAAGCCTGTTCATGTCAAGGTTAAAGAATATAAGCCTTATTATTATATTGAAGTTCCTATAAAATGGAATAAAACACATTTGACTGAATTTAAAAGTAACATTAGATCTCATATTAAAAGTGGATTGTACGAAATTCACATGTGTGATTTAAAAAGATACTATGGGTTTGAAAATGGAAAAATCCATAGATTTTTCAAATTATTTTTCCATTCAGAAAAACAATGGAGAAATAGCAAAAAATATCAATTTGAATCTGGTGAAAAGTTAAATCTTGGTATAAATTTAGGAAGTAGATGGTACGAAGTTTATGAAGGAAACATAGACCCAGTTCTTAGATTTTGCCATGAAAAAAATATTTTAATGGCTGGTTGGGTGAGGATTCCAGGATATAAATACGAACAAGCGGAGGAAAGCCAATGCCATGTTGATGTTGAGTGTGATTGGAGATATATAAATTCCCTTCCTAAAAAAGATGATATTGCCCAAGGTATAAGAATTATGTATTGGGATATTGAGTGTGCTTCTGGTGATGGGTCTTTCCCCGATCCAGATCGTCCATCTGATAAGATTACTCAAATTTGTAGTACTTTTCAAGATTTTGGTGTTGACAGAGAACCTGAGAGGATTCTCCATAATCTAGATAGCTGTGGTGTTATTGATGGTACTCTCGTAAAACAATTTAAATCAGAAAAAGCAATGATTAAAGATTGGTGTAAATTGGTAAAGGCCTATAGTCCTGATATTATAGTTGGTTATAACATTTTTGGATTTGATATTAATTTCGTGGTAAAAAGGGCTGAATTTCATAAATGTTCTTTTTATATTTCGGAGTTATCAAAATTAGATAATTACGAATGTAAACTTAAAAAGAAAGTTCTTAATAACCAACAGGCTGGTTTTAATGATTGGCAACTTCTTCCTTGTCCTGGGAGATTGTGGATGGATCTCTACCCCATGGTTAAATCTCTCCCAAAAAAGTTAGAATCTTATAAACTTAATTCTGTCGGTGAAGTATTTCTAGGAGAAGGAAAGGACGACGTAGAACCTAGGGAAATTTTTGAAGCCTGGGATTCCGAACTTGGATCAAAGGAAAAAAGAACGAGGGTTGGAAAATATTGTGTACAAGACGTTGAACTTTGTTTGAAACTTATGGATAAACTTTGTTTTCTTCCCAACAACATTGAGATGTCAAAAGTTACGAGGGTTCCAATTGATTATTTAATTACAAGGGGACAAGCCATTAAAGTTTTCTCCCAAATCGCCTATCACACCCGCAAGAAAGGCTATTGTATTCCTAAAATTGAGCTACAAGTAGACGATGAAAAGTTCCAAGGTGCAACTGTACTACAAGCCAACACAGGATACTATGACCGTCCTGTTTGTGGTTTAGATTTTGCTTCTCTATACCCCAGTATTATGATTGCCCATCAGATGTGTTATTCAACGGTCGTTCTAGACCCCAAGTGGGATAATCTCCCTAGCATAGAATATAGTGAAATTCCAACGGGTCCAAATACAAAAGTTCGTTTTGCACAAAACCAAGACGCCCTTCTTCCTGAAATCCTAGAAGGTCTGTGGAAAGACAGGAAGAGTGTAAAGAAGGAAATGAAAAAAGCTTCGGGACTAATGTACAAAGTTCTCGATGCTAAGCAGTTGGCCATTAAAGTAAGTATGAATTCAATTTATGGTTTCACTGGAGCTAAATTAGGTCAATTGCCTTGTTTGGAAATTTCTACTGCAGTTACAGGAAGAGGTAGGTTGGCAATTGAAGAGACATCTGCTCGTGCAAAGGAAAAGTGGGGGTGTGAAATTGTATATGGAGATACCGATTCTTGTTATGTAATTTTCCCCCAACCTGTAGATCCTGATGGTTCTCTCACCCAACTCTTTAAGGTTGCCGAAGAGTGTGCTGAAGATATTAGTGGTATTTTTAAAAAACCCATGCAATTGGAATTTGAAAAATTTATGTATCCCCTCATCCTCGTTGCTAAAAAGAGATATATGTACCTAGAATGGACTGACCCGAAACGACCCCACCAAGAAATTGAAGCTAAAGGTGTAGAACTTGTTCGTAGGGATAACTGCCCCTATGTAAAGGAAACCCTTAGTGCAGTTCTAGATCAAATCTTCTTCAAAAAAAACATTCAAGAAGGAAAAAGGGTTGCCGAAGAAAAAATAGATGCCCTTATGAGAGGAGATGTTCCTGTAGATTCTCTCATTCTTTCTAAGAGTTTAAGAAATGAGTACACTGGGTATTACAAGCAGAAAAGGGGGGATGATGGGTTGGTTTTATGGAAAAAGAGTTTAAGCCATGAGTACAATGAAATCCATAAGAGATTGGCTAGAGGAAAAGAAGGAACACCTTCGTGGAAGGCAAACCAAGCAAGGATTAAAGAAATAGAAACCGAATTTAGACGTAACAGAAGTGATCTTGAACAGATACAGAACCCCCTAGTAGACCCTTGGGAACCGCCTACAATAGGTCATGTAGTTCTCGCAGAGAAGATGTACCTTAGAGACCCTGGAAGCGCCCCTGTGGCTGGGGAGAGGATTCCCTATGCGTTTATTTTCAATCCCGATCCAGAAGCTAAACAGGGTGACAGAGTAGAAGATCCAAAGTGGATTAAGGAGAACAATCTTCGTTTGGATTCATTGTATTATTTGAACCATCAGCTTAAAAACCCCCTTCTTACAATTTTTGGTGTAGAACCATTAGAGGGTATTGAAACTAGTGGTAAGAGAATTTTGGAGAGACCAGATGAATTATTTGATCGTCCCCTCGTTAGAATTGCCAACGAAGATTTGGATTGTAGGAAAAAACAATATAGTAAAAAAAAAAAAGAAGAAAAAGCTATTAAAAGGGCAAAAGATGAAGGTATAGCACCTATTTCTAACTTTTTTAAAGTAACTCCTAAGTAATTAGTTGTTTAGGTCATGAAACGTTTCCAGTGCAGATCTGAATATACTCAATCCTAATAAATTTAAACTTAAATCTTTCCATTCTATACCCATAATTCTTCCAGTTATAGCCATAGGAAGAATCCAAGCAGTGGTATTAAAAATAGTAAGATTTACAACATCATTTACACCTCCGTCTGAAGGTAATATTTCAAACTGAACTGGTAAATGATGATATGCTTTTGGTATTATTCTAGTTCTTTTAATTTTTGAATTTCTACTACTCGACGGGGTCTTTCGACATCCCCACGGCGTCGTACTATGGGTTATTATCTTATTTATAGACGGTCTTACTTTAATTGAGTACATAGCCTATTTTATAGTTATTATTGTTATATATTTCCATCTTCAAACGCATATTTTATTTTTTCTTTATAAAAAATATTTATAATTAATAATAACATGTCTGGTAGAAAAAGAGTAGTAAAAAGAACTTTAATTGGAGGAACTGCTGCTGCAGCGGGTTTAATAGGATCTGAAAAAGTAGGTGGTCCTAACTTATTGGATCGTGGTACACCATTTGAAAAGATTGATAGTTTTATAGATGATGAGTTTTTACCTACAAAAAGTGGTGGTCCAATTGCAGATGATTTAACGGATTTTATTACTTTATTTGCCTTAACCTATTTACCTGCAGCAGGGATTTTTTCTACAGCAGAGATAGTAAAAAATGTAAAAAGAGAAATTAGTAAAAGAAGGGCTATTAAGTCTAGAATCACCGACGTAAAGAGTTTTGTTAAAGGAGTAAGAGTAACTCCAAATGATGTTATTAGAGCTAATCAAATTTTAAAATTAACTGGTTCTGATATAACAGGAAAAACATTTAAAAATTTTAGTCAAGGTGAAAGATTAGTATATTTAAGAAGATTAGGAAAAGCCCCTAATCAAAGTGTTAGAGCTGTTTTAACAGCCAAAGAGAGAGAGTTTTTACGAAATATTAAAACAAATACTACATTAAAAGATATTCGTAAATTACAAAAGAAAGGTGTTAGTCGTGCTGGTATAATTGGGATTCAAAAAATATCAATAAGAAAAAAGAATAAAGCTATTAGAGAAATGACTTATAAGTCTACTCGTCCTAGTGGTCCTAAACAATTAACAATGGGAGTATCTGGAAAATATCCTCTTGCATTAAGACCTAAGCCAGTTGGTAAATTATTTAATAAAATATTAGGAACACCTGAGGAAAGGCGTAAAATTAGATTAGAACAAAAGCATAAACAATGGTTATCTACTTTAAGTCCTAAGGAATTGAAAAAGTATAATAAGAGAGTATCTAAATCTGCAAAGAAATTTGCTTCTAAAGTTAGAAGGAAAAAGGTTTTAAATGTATTTAGGAGATTTTAAGTGTATTTTTTATAAATATTAAAATAAAGATACGAAAAATATACTTAAATGAGTAAAAGATGTTATAAGTGCAAAAAAAAATTTGGATTATTAGGTATGTTTTGTAATTTTTGTAATGAAGAATTTTGTATTCATTGTCGATTACAAGAATATCACGAGTGTCCTTGTTTAAAAAGTAAAATTGAAAAAGAAAAAATCAATCTTCAAAAAAAATTAGAGGATGGAAAAGAACGCTCAAAATCAGAACATTTTGGGATCAAATGAATCAATGATTTTCCAATCATAAGGATTATTAGAACGTGTATCAACTAAATATCCAATTCCTTTAAATTCTCCTTTAGGAGGAATAAGAGTACGAGTAGGAATATTTTTATATTCATCTAATTCATCGTAATAATGAGTACTCATATGAGCTTGAGGGATATTAATTTCTTTTATATTACAGTACCACCCCCAAGCTCTAAAACCACGATTTCTTTTATCAGATTGAGGAAATAAATAAAACCCATCTTCGAATTCAAACGTAAAAGTTCTACCTAGAAAATTATTTAAAGGTTGAGATATTCTACTCTCTACAGTTATATGGGGTATATGCTGGATTCCATACTTAGCCTTAAAAATATCAGGAAACTCAGGAATTATCCAAACAGAAATACCAAAACTAACACCACTGTTAAATACCATTTATAATAAAAAAATATTATTTTATATTATAAATAATGAATCGTATTAATAATATTTTTGTTGGTGTAAAGAGTTGTCCTGTTGTTCGTCCTAAAAAAGTTATTCATACTATATCTGGTAAAGTTTGTTTAGTTGAACATCGTAAATGTTTTAATAACCTCGGTGAAATGATTTCTTGGTGGCAGCCGAGGGTTAATATAGATGATAGTGATGAATTAGATGAATATGCATTATATTGTCAACGTTTTTATGATGAAATAAAATGTTAAGTAATAATAAAGTTGAACTATTGAGTATTTATTGTTATGGAACAAGATTATTTATTAGGGGGTGCTGCATTTTTGGGGGGTTCTGTCCTCGCATCTCCTAAATTTAAAAAAGGATTGGGACTTACATTGAAAGAAATAGCCGGTGGAACAAAAATAATGTCTGTTGGAACTTTTAATAGTGTTTTAGATGAAGCAATTAATACAGCTAAAAAACTTCAGTATGAAAAACAGGTTGGAAAGGCTCGTGCTAGGGGGGTATCTGAGCGTTTAATTGTTTCGGGAAGAAATACTAAAGAGAGGGGTAGGCAAATGTGGAAGACTGGAAGAGATCTTCGTAAAGGAGCTAAAAGTCTGTCAAAAGCTTATGGAAGAGTTGGGGCAAAAGATCTTAAGGAAAAAGCATTAAAAGAAATTGATACTGGTAAGCGTTTATTTAGAGAAGGAATAGAATTGGAAGCTATGGGTATGGCAATGAGGGGAGAAGGTAGATTAAAGGCTCTCAAACAAAAATCTTTAAGTTTGGGTAGAAGATCAAAAATAGCTGTGAAGGGTGTTGGTAAAGCAGGAAAAAGAGCTACTAAACAAATTTTAAAAGGAACTGGTAAAATTGTATTAAGTCCTATAACAGCGCGTAAAATTTTAACTCGTGGTAGAGGTTTTGGTAGTGTTTGGAATAAATTAAAAAATAAATATAAAAAATTACCTAAACCAGTTCAAAAAGGTTTAGAATATGGAATACCTGGAAGTATTTTTACAGTTGGTACACCTCTTTTGACTAATAAAGTAATTCAAATTATTGAAAAAAGGGCTCTTTCTAAAAAATCTAAACTTACACCAAAATCTAAACCAAAACGTCGTAAAGACATATTATCAATTTCTAATGAGATGCCTGTATTGGGTTCTAGGATATCTCGTAAATTAAGAAAAAGATTTTGATACACTACAAATTATTTAATTGCTCTATTATTTTTTTATTTACTTATAATAGAATAATTGTATTATATGGATTTTCTAAAAAGAACTTCTATAGAAACTGCTTTAGCATATTATGGAATAGATGGAGTAGCCAATACAGTTTTAACAGAAGCTATAATGTCAGGAGTTACTGATGAAGCCAGAGATGTTGTTCAATCAGATGAGAGAATAGAAGGCATCGTCAGAAACGTAGGAAGATCTAGCGCCTATCTAGCTGGAGATTATTATTTAACACCAGAGGAAAAAAATGCTCTTATAGCCATAAGTGCCCTAGGAGGTGCTGGTGGTACCCTAGCTATTCAAAGAATAGCACGTACTAGAGCTGGGAGACTTATTTTATCGAGGGCAAAAGATGCTTCAAAAAAATTATCAGGTGGTTCTATTCGTGCTTTTGCAAATACAACGAAGTTATTGGCATCTACGGGTGTAAATGTAATTAGACGTCCATTTTCTACTAAAAAAGTGACAGATAAAAAATCTACACGAAAAACCAAATCAACAAAAGAAACAATAGAACGACGTAAAAATCTTAAAAAACAAATTGGTAAAGTTACCGCCCGAGGTCCTGGAGAAACTGCTAAAGATCTTGGTATAGGTTCAATTAAAAAATCTAAGAAACCTTATTTTATATCTAAAACTGTAACAAAGGCAAAGTCCGGAATTTATAAAGTTACTCCCGGAGTTATTTATGATCCTACATATAGACTATACAGGAAAATAACTCCTAAGGTAAAAGCTATAGTCGGGGCTCCAGGAAAAGCATTAAAATACACTGCCAAAAAGGTATCTAGAAAATCATTTTTTGGAACAAATGGTCCACTTATAAAACGTCGTAAACCTAGAATGTCAATTAGCAAAAAAGGACGCAAAGGTGTTTCACAAAAACGTCGTAAACCTAGAATGGGTGTTAGAACAAAACGCACAGCTAGGTTCGGAGAGGATAAAACTTGGTTTCAAAAATCAGGAGATTGGGTAGAAAATGCTGGTAAAAAAGGAGGAGAATTTATATCAGAAACAGGAGGAAAACTGCATCAAACAGTTGCACAGGTTCCTGGATATGTATTTAGCACATCGTATAAAGACAAAGATGGAAACGAAGTTACAAAATATCAAGGAATTGATACTAGAACATGGATGAGAGGTGTATCATGGGATAATATGAGTGAAAAACAAGCTAAACAATTTGAGATGGAATATCCGGGTTGTGATGCAGATAATCTTATAGGCAAATGTGAAACAGATGCTAAATTTTGGTTTGACGAACAAAGAGATAAAGGTTTATTAGGAACTAAATATCCTTGGAAATTTTGGGCTGCTGATGAAGGTGGATTAACTGGTGATATAATGCGTTTGGGAGGATATTCTGCCCATAATATTTATCATGGAGCAGCTGAAAACCCCCTTGGAAAAGCAGCCCTAGCTGGGGCAGCATACGGTCTAGGTACTGCTATTGGCGGTGAAAAAACAGCAAAAGCTATAAAAGCAATTGGAAGAGGTGCTAAATCTGCAGCTAAAGGAGTCGGAGGTGCTGCTGTAACGACTGCTAAATTAGGAACTCTCGGTACTGTTGGAGGTATTAAATTAGCAGGAGGAGTTGCAATTGGAGGGTTACAAAAAGCAGGTACCGCTATTAAAACTGGCACAGGTGTTCTTACAGGTAAGAAAACTACTGCTGAAGCACTTGAAGAAATTATTAGAGGTCCAGAATACACTATGGAAAAGAGATTAGAGGCTCAAGAAGAATTAGCTAAATTAAGAAAAGAAGAAATAAAAGCACTCTCAGATGCTAAAATTAAGGAATTAGAGGCAGCTGCCGCCGGAAAACCCCCGTCTTCTAGGGAAAAGAAAAGATTACTAAAAGAACAGGAAAAAGCATTGAGAGAAAAAAATAAATTGTTAGCTCAAGAAAGAGCTATAAGAGAACAAAGAAGATCTCTAGGTTTACCAGTTGATCGCCCCGATGTTAAGAAAATTACTGGATTTTATAAACCAGAAAAAATAATAGGATTATGGCCAGAAGAGAGTGAACGTATATTAAAAAGTATACCAAAGAAATCTAGGAAATTTATAACAAAAGCAGCTGAGAGAGCTAGAAGAAGATTTTAAGCGTATTTTACAAAGTAATAAATAATTAAAATTTATGTTTTTTATTAAAATTTCATAAAATTTAATATAATCATAACGCTTCAAATTCGTTGTAAATTAGCCAAATTTACGACGACCTCCACGTTTTACACCCTTTCCAATTTTTTTACCAGATGGAAGGGTTTTTGTAGGACGATTTATTTGAGGACGTTTGGTCACTGGTTTAAGCGTAGTGCTTCTAGCACTCGCTAAGCCCGACTCCGTCGATGCTTTAATAGTTGATTTAGAGAGTTTGGTAGCTGTTGGTTTGGTAGCTGGTTTGGTTGCTGGTTTGGTTGCTGTTGGTTTGGTAGCTGATGGTTTGGTAGCTGGTTTTGTTTGATTTAGTATATTTTTTACAATATTATGGATTTCATCTACTTCATCAGTTAAAACATCTAATTCTTTAAGAATAACTTGAAGTTTATTCTCTACTTCCTTCTTTTTATTTTCTGCATCTACACGAGCTTTTTTAGCAGCTTTTTCTGCTTGTTTAATAATTTCTAGTTCTTTTTTTAAACTTTCTATTGTATCTGTATGTTTTTTTATTTGTTTATCAATTTCTTGTTTAGTTTTTCCTTCAGCATTGGATTTAGCTTGTTCTAATTCCTTCTTACCTTTTTGAAGAGTAGAAATATCCTTTGTAAGGATAACCTGTTCTTTTTTTAAAGTATCTACAAATTGCTTAGCTTTCGAAGCATCTTGTTTGAGATTCTGGATTTTAGATTTTAATTTCTGTACTTGTTCTGCCATTTTATAATAATTAAATATTTTTTTTAGTTATTAATTAGAATAAGCTAATCCTCCCATTCCGCTAGAAATTCTAAGTATATTGTAATTAACCGCAAACATCCACATTTGCGGTGATTGAGTTACTCCCGAACGAAATGCAAAATTAAAATCTGTATCATTTAATCGTGAAAAATTAGCTGTACCAGAAGGTTGATGTTCTTCTGGTTTAAGGGCAAATGAATACACATATAAATAGTTATCTGGAATTCTAGTATGGTATTCATAAGGTTGGCATAACCTAAAATATTCTCCATCTCTTTTATTAAATCTCGATGTTTTATTGAAAAATATGTTTACCCAGTCAAGAGGAGAATCGCTTTGGGGGTTTCCCAATGGAAGTTGGTCTCCAGCACCCAAAGACCAATCATTCGGAGGAATATGAACGGGTTTTGCTGGACTTATAACAGAAGGAGGTGTGCGTTGCCATAACCATACTAACTCTTTGATTGGATGAAATGCTTCTCCTAAACTTAATGATTGATTGTCTGAACCTGAGAGAACTTCTTTTCTTATAGGAACTTGAACTTGTTCAATAAGATATTCATGAGTATTTTGAGCAAATTTACGACGTTCCGTTGTATCTAAAAGGAAATAATCTACTCAAACACTAAGTTGAGGAAGAAGAATATCTGTTAAGGTAGTATTAGGAACTATATAATTAGTTGCATTTCTAGCAAAAACTAATTTTTCAAGGGTATTTATTTTAAACTTTAATGAAATATCATGATATTGAAGAGCTATAAGAGGAAGAGCTAACCCTGGATTCCTACAGAACCAAAATTGAAGAGGTATTTTCAATCTTCTGTCTACACATTTATTATTTATAATAACTGGTTCAGTTATGCTGTAATTAGGTAAATCTTTACCAATCATATTACCATATCCTCTATCTTTTTCTCCTTTGAGAGTTAATTCTTGCCAAACTTCTAACCATTGGCCATAATGACGATCAAGGACTTGCCCCCCTATAGATATTGACATTTCATCAATTAAATAGTGACCAACACTTTGTATCCATCCTTCAACTTCTGTAACGGGGTCCGTTGGTGTGAAGGTGATATCAGGAAGTTGGGCCTCAATCCATATCCTCCCAACTAAGTCCCCCACTTTTTCTATAACAATTTCATGTTCAGTTCCCCAATTTGGACGATTGGAAATCTGCTGCTGAATACTCTCAATAGCAAAAGGGGTATACCTACGATACACACTTTTGAAGTAAGTCACCTGGGGCTCACCAGTAAGATAAACATCCTCCGCTCCATAGGCAATTAACTGTATTAAACCACCTGGCATTGTTAGTTAATACTATTAATTATATACTACATTTTTTTAAGCGTATTTTACTTCGTAAAATCGCATAGTCCGTAGAAGCTTTAAGCGTATTTTAACCTATTATTCGCGTATAGCCATCCAATCAAAGGACATTGGTATAATTCCACCCCCACCTGGAGTATATCCTCCTATGTAAATGGTAAAACCAGTGAGAGTTTTTGAGGAAATATAGTGGGCTCCGTTGTTTGTTTTATACATAATTTCAGTTACATTGGCATTTCTTGGAATTATACTTACAGTATAGTCGGTTGCTGTCATTGGAGAAGCAAAGGGAATAGTTATAAATCTATTGGTAGTTAACGCAGAATCAAAAGCAGAATCTAAATAATTACCCGTTCTAACCTCTGGAAAAATCCTTCCATTGATAGTCCCGACATTAATCAAATTCTTATTATTACAGTTAATATCAGTTCCAACTGCATTTAGATTTAAATTACCCACCACGGTGCTAATCTGACCACCAGAAATTATAACCGTGCCATTCTGTAATATGTTTCCATGGATAATACCATTTAAAGCATTCACATTTCCGTTCGTAGAAATTAAATCACCATTAGCAACCACAACGTTACCGGAGCCCGAAATTGAAATATTTCCATTAATAGTATCTATATTACCATTACCTGTTGTAATATTGCCTCCCGTTAGGGCCAATGAATTTCCACTTATAGCACCACTGGCGGTTATACTAGTGGCTCCACTAATACTACCCGCATTTATACTCGCAATACCATCGGTGAGGGTTCCTCCCTGAACTGTACCACTGGCTGTTACTGTCCCACCTGTAACATTTCCCGTTGCAGTTACAGTCCCTCCTTGAACGGTACCACTAGCGGTTATATTTGTAGCTCCTGTAATATTACCTGCACTTAAAGTAGCTGTTCCATCGGTGAGGGTTCCTCCCTGAACTGTACCACTGGCTGTTACTGTCCCACCTGTAACATTTCCCGTTGCAGTTACAGTTCCTCCTGTAATATTACCTGCACTTAAAGTAGCTGTTCCATCGGTGAGGGTTCCTCCCTGAACTGTACCACTGGCTGTTACTGTCCCACCTGTAACATTTCCCGTTGCAGTTACATTTCCCCCTACGGTAACATTTCCCCCAGAAACAGCAAGATTTCCACCATTTACAGTTGCTCCAGAACCAGCTGTTATGGAACCAGAGGAGGTTATATTGCCTCCAGAAACAGCAAGATTTCCAAATGTTACAGTAAGTCCAGTTCCTGCGGTAATGGTTCCTCCAGAAACAGCAAGGTTTCCAGACGTTACCGTAAGTCCTGTTCCAGCAGTTATTGTTGTCCCTGCGGACATAGCCGCACCAGCACTAACATTCCCCACTGTTGCTGAAATATTACCACCCGTAGAAGTAATGTCACCCGATGTTGTTAATCCAGTGGCGGGGAGACTAAAAACACCCGAAATAGTTCCCGTAGTAGTTAAATTACCTGCTCCAAGGTCCATATTACCTCCAGTTAATTGAACACTATTGGCATCAAGGTCCTTAACATTTTTTAGATCATTATTATTGCAGTCTATATCCGCAGTTGGATTTAGTACTAGGTCTGTTGCGGCCGGTGTGGAGATTGTATTGTTAACTTGTATGTTTCCTAAGGTTACCGCTCCTGAAATACTTATTCCACCAACATTAGTTAGAGTTTTATTGTTGCAATTTATATTCGCCCCCGTGGGATTTAAGGATAAATCTTGAGTAGCCGTTGTAGTAATTTCCCCCCCACTGAGGATAACTGTACCTTCATTAAACCCCCCTGCGTTTACT